CGATCCTCCGCGACCCTGAAATCTTATCAGCCCCCCGAACCTGAACTTCTATCCCGCAATGTTTGCTACTCTCTCGACAGCTTTTAACTCTGTCCGTGACTACTTTACCGAATTCTACAAAACTCGTCTTTTTGAATGGAAACACTACAACCGCCCGAATGTGTCCCTTGAACAAGTGTTTAATACTCTACAAACCTCCGACAATGCTCGCTTCTTCACAGAACTTGCCTCTGCCAACCGCTCCGCTATCCAGCCCAACGATGTCGACCAATACGTCCTCACCCTTATGCAACGCAACGCAATCCGCAACCGTCCGTTTCAATTTTATGCTCCTTATCTTTCCCACAAGCCATACCCTGACAATCGTCTCCCCGCTCCTGGAATCGAAATCGTTCCTTACTACTTTCACCCCGGTAACGTCATCCGTCCTAATCCCGAAACATCAAAACAGCTCAACCCTGATGGTGTAACAGATGAATTTGAATCCTACCTTCCTGGTGATATCGACTTTGGACCACCAATCGACCAACAATTGATTTCGTTGATCTACAGATCTTTTCCCCAATATATGGAAGCCGTCACTACCTACTGCCGACCCGCAGGTACTACTGATGCCACTTTCCGTGACTTCAATAAAGAGCAAATCCCTTCCGAATCTCCTACCCCCGAACGACGCACCCGCATCCTTTCACTCGTAGACCACTTCATGAATATTACTCCTTATCTACCTCTTCACTATGTCGACACTCAATACTGCAAACTCCCGCTCGTCACAGGCACTGGCTATCACAATCGCCACTCCTACTCTCGACGCGCCTATGCCCACTTCTCTCATCCAGAGACATATGCCACGAAACCAACCTCTAAAGGTTATTTCTATAATGCCACCAAATATGAAGGCCGAACTCTCATCCATAATATTAAACAATATGGCTATCCTTTTTCGACTCACTCTCTTAACCAACAAGACATTGACAACAATTTATCTCACTTCTTCCTTTCTTATCCGACTATGCTCTTCACTCGCAATCACATCTCGCGACGCGATGGTACCCTCAAAGTACGACCCGTCTACGCTGTTGATGACAATTTCATCGACGCCGAAGTTATGCTGACCTTTCCCGCGACTGTCCAAGCCCGCAAACCCTCATGTTGTATCATGTATGGACTCGAAACCATCAGAGGCTCAAACGTCTTTCTTGACTCTCTTGCCCAACAATACTCATCCTTTGCTACCATTGACTGGTCTGGTTATGATCAACGACTCCCTTTCGTTATCGTTTACATCTTCTTTATGTATTACCTCCCATCACTAATCATTATTTCCCACGGCTATGCACCAACCGCTGAATACCCATCTTATCCTGAAATGTCCTCAGAGAAAATGTTCAATAAAATGTTCAATCTTCTCACGTTCCTCATGAACTGGTATTTCAACATGGTTTTTCTATCAGCAGATGGATACGCTTTCCGACGAACATTCGCCGGCGTTCCTTCTGGACTGTACCTTACTCAGTTCCTCGACTCGTTTGGAAATTTATTTCTAATAATCGATGGTTTAATTGAATTTGGATGCACTGATGAAGAAATCAAAGATCTTCTCCTATTTATAATGGGCGATGACAACTCTATCTTCAGCCACTGGCCCCTCTCACGACTCGACGCCTTTATAACGTTTCTTGAATCCTACGCTCTTAAGCGATGGAATATGCACCTTTCTAAAACGAAATCTGTCATTACCAAGCTCCGTTCCGAATCGAAACTTTGTCCTACAAATGTAATTTCGGAAATCCACGTCGCTCGATCGACAAACTTGTCGCTCAGCTCTGTTTTCCTGAACATGGTCTCAAACCACAGTTCATGTCTGCCCGCGCAATTGGAATTGCTTACGCATCTTGTGCCCAAGATCGTACTTTCCACGAATTCTGCCACCAGGTATACTTAATGTACCTCCCTGTCGCCGACAACACAGCAGCGTCTATCCGAAACTCCCGCGTTTGGATCCTCAAGCTCCTTGAGCTAGAAGAAACTGAACACCTGATTCCACTGGATCACTTCCCATCCATGTTCGAAATCAAATCAGTTATCTCCTACTATCATGGTCCTCTTGGTTATCAACCAAAATGGAACAATGCTCATTTCACAGCAGATCCTGACTACGCTCCCCCCGACTACGTTACGATGAAAATGTACATGGACGAACACTCCATCCCTCCTTCTCAACCTATGCGTCATCCTCTTTGAAGCACTTTTAAC